TTGTATTTGCGGATTGAGTGTTCCAGAACTTCGTAAGCTCTTTTATCACGGTCATCATATCCAATATAAATAACTGGTCTTCTTTTCATAACTGCTCCAATATAAGGTGCGGTGGACATGAGAGAGAGAAAGGACTGAAGAACTCTGCCCACCGCTTATCTTATATTATATTAAATATATGCAATTAAGTCAAGAACTTTTTTATAGTCTTGTAATTCTGTTAAAAGTACTCTTCTATGATTTGGATTTTTTCATGTGCCGCAGCAATTTTTTCTATCTGACTTTCAACAGCTTCGGCTATCTCTGGATGCTCTCCTATACCCGTAGAGCTATTTATGTAAATATCTATGTTTGCTTTTGCCATAGCTATTTCACCCTCTAGTTTTTTAATAAGTGCGTCTAGTAAATTCATAGTGTTAACTCCGCATTTAGTTCAGAAAATCCCCCAATGTATTTACCATCAATCATAATTTGTGGCACTGTCTTTTTGTCAGGGAAGAGCCTTGAGAACTCTCCNAAGTCTACGTCAACTCCTATCTCATAATAGGTGTANGGAAGGTCACGTTGCTCACACAGTGCCTTCGCTCTTTCGCAGAAGCCACATCTTTGCTGTCCATATATCTCAATCTTATAAGCCATCTTATCTCCTAATTGTGCCACAAGCCCTTTAATCGTTTCTTTGCATTTATGTTGGCTTGCTTTTTGTTTTCATGTGGCATACTCTGCCAGTTTGTTATGTCTTCAGATGTTCTTCCGCAGTGGATGCAGAANTTGTGAACATTACTTAGCTCACAACTATATGCACCCGTACCTGCCTTACAGGGACTACTCATTAGGCAGCAGTTAGGTCAACGACCTCACAGGAATCACCTGAACAGGCCAGCGTTTGTGTGCCTGCAGTGTTGTCTTCCTTCTCGTAGTCAGAAAGCTTTGACCAGTCGATTGACTTGGGCATAGACTTTAGTGCCTCAGTGTATACTGCCTTGTCACAATCCTGATAAGGTGCTTGTGCATAGGTGTGGTCACTGTGCGGCAGGAAAGATACGCCAGAGCAGATGTCAAAGTTATCGTATACCCATGCGCCAACCTTTAGCCACTCTTCATCACGAACTGTGATGGTAACTGATGGCTTGTGTTCGCACCACTCAAGGGCATACATCTTCCACAACTCAAGCTGCTCAATCGCAGACATGTCGTTGCGTGTAACCGCACCGTCAGGTGAAGCTACTGGAAAGCTAAATACCGTTGTGCTTTCTGGCTTCATAACGCAAGGCTCTGCAGGAATACCTGCGTCCTGCATGAACTGTGTCAACGGGTCTTTGTTATCGCCTCGTACAGTTCTAATGTAATACGTGCTATGACGAGCATGAATGCCAGAGGCACTATCAACAAGCTGCGAAACAGTACCCGAAGGCTTGACGCAAGTGATGGCCGCAGATGCACTAATTCCAAGTTGCTGTGCAATATCGTTGTTTGTCTGTACAGCAATGTGGCGCAACTTGTTAAGTATTTTTGCAGTCGGTTTGTTTGTGATTTCATTGTCCATAATACCTGTCAGGCTTACACCCAACAGCCTTTCCTCTTCCGTGTTACGTTTCCATACAGGCCGCAGATACGGCATGTGTGTATATGTGGATTGAATCGTACCCAAAATTGTAGCAAGCTTCACCTTGCGTGCTAGAGTTTTTTCTGTGTCGGTTGGGCGAACCACAACCTCTGTCAGATTACAGAACTGATAGGGACGCAGTATGATTTCACTGCATGGGTTTGTACCCCACTCTCTACCAGTTTCACGCCGACCATTACGCCCAACGTGTTTGTCTGCTGCGTCACGGCTNAAGATNCCACGCTCACCAGACTTAGACTCGACCAATGCTGTCCATTCACGCATGAATGTTTCCATGTCAGGCTTCTCAGTGTAGGCAACAGAGTTGTTAGCCAACGCACGTTGACCCTCATTNTCCCACCACTGNCCCGACTTGGCATGNCGCATACGGTCATCGGATAGATTGGACANGCTAATCATTGCACTGCGGCGTACACCACCGACAACTACAACCTCACCAATCTTACACATGATGTCGTGACACTCAACGCTGTTGAGCTTGCGACCAGTTGCTCCCTTGAACTTACCTACAACAAAGTTGAACAGGTCGTTAAGCGGCTCTGGTCCAGAGGCACGCCCACCAAATGTCTTGAGGCGTGCGCCTGCAGGTCTAATCTTAGACAAGTCCCACTTGGGGATGTCGCCAACGTAGAGCAGAGAGATAAGTTTACGCAGACTCTTTGCCCAGCCTTCCTTGCTATCNTGTACCACGATAACATCCTCTACCTCTGCGAGGTCTTCGGGTACTTGCGGTAGCTTCTGTATTGCCTGACGCTCGACTGAGAAGCCTACGCCTGTACCGCATAGAAGGATAAACATAGCCTCGTCAAAGGCACGGGGATGGTCAACAGGCAGGTAGCTACAGTTGTACACGCATGTGTTATCACGGTCAGCCGCCTGTCCTGCAGTCATCAAGGCACGCATAGAAGGCATTACCTCTAGGTTGAGGATTGCGTCCTCGATTTCATTGATTGTTTTGCTGTCGATATCTGCGGGACGCACGATGTTGTCTATGAATCTGCCTACCGTTTCAGCCCATGTCTCTCTTCGGTTCTCTTCCTCAATCCATCTAGCGTATCTAGATGTAGCAATAAATGTTTGGTAATCGGTTGGTAGGTGGTTAGTCGTAGTCATATTCCTTGTCATCGGGTCGTAGCTCCTCTCCAGTTAGTGCTTTCCAGCTATGTTTAAAATCAAATCGTGAGCATTCCTGACTAATCATCTCAGCAATCTCACGTGTCTCTTTCTGTGCCGTGTCGTGTAGTCGTTGGTTAACCACACGAGAAAAGGCATACAGAGAACCAGACCAGTACCACTCTGTGTACATGTTCTGCGGTAACACCATGCGTGCAAGCTCTGGTGCTACGCCATCCTCAAGCATATTGTCGTATGTCTTTAATGCCTGCGCCATGAATGAGCGAATGTCATACGGTATCTTGTCGCTGGCACTACCCTGTTTTATATTATCTGCACGCTTTCTCCACATCTTAGGTATGTAAAATTTGGGTTCATAGTCCACATAGCGGCGGCTGACTTCATTCCAAGCCAACCCCACTTGGTGCTTGATAAGCTGTCGTGCCACAAATAGGGGTGCTTCAATACGAAATTGCAAGAAGCAATGCGAGAACGGCGACCAGTGTGCATGTTCAGCTAAGTAGTTGATAAGCTTCTGGTCTTTCTCTGAAAGGTCGTAGTAGTTAGCCACCTTGACCCGNTTTGATTCCTTGTTAAAGGANACACGGGCAGCGTTTACTACTGTAAGGTCGCTGCCCATATAATCAATCAATGATACTTTCATTAGTCGAAGACTCCAATTATACTACACTTGTTCCAGCGAAGCAATAAGCTTATTGAGATACCACTGACATTTTTTTAGGTCTTCCACAGGCTTGCCCTTGTACTTGTATCGCCACAAGTATTTCATGCAGTTGCCCTTCAAATATCCTGTAAATTCTTCGGCTGTCATGCTGGCCTCAATAGCNTCAATGGCTTCAATTCCCTTGAAGTTGTAGTGCGTTGGGCTATTTACGACATCTGGTTGTTCAAAATGCTTGAACTTAGTGTCCAAGGATTGCGTTAATTCGTTTTCTGACATACTCAATTTCTCCTGTGTGCAACACCTTGTAGGCGAAGTCTCTCATATAGTTCGGGTCAACACCTGCATTGGTACATACTTCCTCGAAGTCCTGTGCTGTGGTTCCTATGGAAGCAAAGAACCATGCCGTTGCCCTGTCCCTTTCAATGCGTGCTTCTGATGGCTCACCTTTATACGGTTGCTTGGTCGCATCAAGTAATGCCTGCAGTATGACACATAGATACAGCGTCTGTTCAGGCGAGGACAAGTCTGGTCTGAACTCGTCCAAGTGAAGTGTTATTCTACTATTTGACATTTGCTTTGTCAAGCCATTCTTGCGGAATGCCCTCATTTAATTTGCAGAACTGGTAGCCATACTTGTTACACCAGTCTGCGTAGGTCATCTTCCCGCCCTTGTATAGCTTGCGGTATGGGTTGTCAAACACAAAGCGAATGTCTAGGTCTGGGTATTGGCTCTTAATAAACAGGTGTTTCTTCCTGTCCTCTGCCATGAACCGACCCTTCACTTCAAGCACAACACCATTAGGTAAGAAGAAGTCTGGCGTATACTTCTTATCCTCACGCCACTCGTATGGTAGCGTGTCTTTCTCGTACTCGAAGGCTATCTTTAATTTGTGAAGCTGCTGTGCCGCCTCGTATTCTGAATTGGATTTGTATTCGTGTTTATATTTTTTTCTTTTCATAACTCCAGTTCTTCGACATTCGGTGTCTTCGCTACTTGCGTCATGTACCTCACGCCATTAGAATATTTGAATGCACGAAGACCAGCACCACCATTGGCATCAGCCCAGCATTTCTTCTTGTATGGACAGAAGACACAGCCAATCACCAGCTTGCGATTGCCTGACTCCCCATCCTTTGTATCGTTGTAGCAACGGGCAGGTGGTGTATCGCTTGTAACCATACCTTTCAGGTGGCGTACACGGGCAGGAGCATCAATCATCTCAAGCTCATGCACACGGCTTACTGCAAGCTCACCACTGTTCTTATCAATAGCAAGGAATGCTGCCTCATTACGATTGTTCTTTGTTGCGTATGCGCTAATCTGTGCAATGTACCCAAACGGGTCATCGTCTGCCAGTCTGTTCTCTTTGAACTTCTTGAAGCCAAATGCAGAGGCAGACTTGATATCTGTAAGCACGCCATCAATCACGCAGTCCTGATGCCCCAGCACACCCTCTACCTCTACGGTGTCCTGCGCCTCTTCAACTGTGTGACCAGATACTTTGGTTAGGCAAATCAGGAGAGCCTCAAGAACATGACCCATCAGGAACTTAATACGGGTCTGTCCACTCAGAGGCTCTCCGTCTTCACCCTGTACTCCGTACCAGATTTGACGGTCTGGCTTTCCGATTTGAGAAAGTCGTAGGTTAGGTTCACCTTTACGCTCTCCCTCACGAAGCACAGTCTCAGTAGCCTCTCGCACTAGGCTACCAACTTCGTCCAGTGCTTCTTGCACTGAAGGTTGAGACACATCAACACCTTTTTCTAGGGTCGAGTAAATGTCCTGTACGAGTGTGTCGAGTGTCTTAGTCATGTTATTTCCTTCCTACCATGTAGGTTATGTAGACCAGCAGTAGTGTCTGTCCAAGGTCGATTAGTGCGTGCAACATCTGTATCTCCTGTGTTGGCGAACACGGCAGGACTTGAACCTGCAACCTGCAGATTAGAAGTCTGCTGCTCTATCCAGTTGAGCTACGTGTCCTAGATTTGCTCTTTATAGTTTTGCGAATGCGTTGTGCTTTGTGTGCAATGTACTCTTCTTCATCTGCGAAGAAGTTATGCAGTGCTTTGAGGACACGCAACTGAAGTGCTTTGAGGTGTCTACCTCGTGGCATTGCCCAGCCTACAATAAAACCTGCAAGGCCGAAGCACAGTATCACAAGGTATTCAGGTAAGTTTGTTTCCATCTCAGTCTCCTATATAATTGATAGCGTTCCCACCCTCGCAGCTATCGCCAGCGACCAAATCCAAATGTCGCCCCCGTGCTTATCAACTACTTAGAACGGAACCTCGTCATTCAGTTCTTTACTAGCTGATGGTGCGTCTGAAGCAGTAAAGCCATCTTCGACATCGAAGTCTTCCCCTGCTTTGTACTCAACCAAGTCCACAACTTGAACCTTCTTGAGCAGTGGTGATACACCTGACTTGCCATTCATTTCCCACGGGAACGGTGTGTACATTACATTCACAACGCTACCATTACCAATGAGTCCAGTGAACGGTTGCTTCTGTGCATCTACAACTGTAGGTGCTTCGTTCTGAGAACCATCACGGCGTGTCACTTTCTGACGGATGTGAACAAAGTCACCACGGTCATCATCTTTATTCTTGATGGTAACACCATCTGCCTCAAATGCTGCACGATTGTTGTCGTCAACAAGAATGTCGATGCCCCACTCAGGTTCGTAAGTGGTGTTTGGTTGTTGTACTGATGCCCAATATGCTTTACCTTTTACTACGGTCATTTCGTTTTACCTTTCGTTTTGGTTTTAGTGTCTTGGCGGTATTGCCAACGACCACTATATAGTGCCACATCCAGAATCAAATGTCAACACTTTTTTCTAGTGGGTTTCTGCCCACGTTTTCCCGACCTTGTACTCACTGTCGAGAGGACAACGAACCCTGAGTGATTGCTCAGTCAGTTTCATTGCCAGCTTTGTAACCTCGCCAAGTTCTTCAGCGTGGTCTTTGCGAACCTCGAACTGGTATTCATCATGAATACTAGCAACGAGTTTGAAATCGAGGTTGCGTTTATTTGCCTGTATTATAATGTGCTTGAGCCATTCCTTACAGACGATTGCACCTGCCCCCTGTAGCAGGGAGTTGAGTGCTGCATGTGCAGAGCGTATCTGCAAAACACGCCCATCAATACCTAACACATAGCCACGTGATGCAAGCTTATCTACCTTGCTACGCAGTGCCTTGAGTGCAGGCATGTTGGACAAAAACTTATCAATTAATTTCTTACCATCTTTGGCAGAGCCATCTACAATCTTACCAATCTTAGCCGCACCTGCGCCATACAAGAATGCGTAGATGAATGTCTTTGCATTGTCACGTGTCGGCAACCCTGCCGCCCTCTGGTTTGCAGTATGCACATCNCCCTCAACAACCTCACGTGTGAAGTCCCTGTCATTCATGTAATGTGCAAGCATCCGTAACTCTAACGATGACGCATCGCAACCCAAAAGTACACTATTACCAGTGCTATCAGTGACGGTTCTAGTAGTCCAGACATTTCTGCAATCCTTTCCATATGGTGAATAGACAGCAGGTATTTGAGCCATGTTAGGTGAGGTGTGTGTCATNCGACCNGTNATTGTGCCTAGTGTCCAAACCTTGCCGTGTACACGCCCATCATCCCCGACTGCTTCTATCCAAGATTTAATTTGTGAGACACGTTTCTCCAAGAGAAGAAAGCGTGCAACCATTTGNGCTTCGGGTATGTCAACCTTTGCTAATACTTCCTCTGACACAATGGCTTGGCCTTTCTCTGTGTAGGCATGAGGCTTCCAGCCTAACACTGTTAGACGCTCTGCAATTTGCTTGCGTGATGCAGGGTTGAACACAGTAACCTTGTCCTTCAAACGCTTGCCAGTCTTTTCAGATATTCTAATCTCAGTAATCGGCGGGAACTTCTGTTGTAGCTGTGCCTTGATTTGTGTTGCTTCGTCTGACAGTCTAGCCATCAGTTGCATAGCGGCAGGTACGTTGAGTGCAAAGCCATTACGCTCCTGCTGGTCTACGATTGCACGAACCTGATGCTCAAGGCGTATACTACGTGGTGAAAACCGCTTCATCTCTGGTACAAGTATATTATATACACGTTCTGTAATCTCTACATCCCTGATGCAATACTTTAACATCTGGTCGGAATACTTTGACCAATCATCAAANTCTATCTTNTTGTACCCCAGAGACTTNCCCCATGCTTCAAGCGAGTGACCGCCTTCACGCACNGGGTTAGCCATCTGTGACAGGATAAGTGTNTCACGTATCTTGTCTAGAGGTATATTGANGTTTAGCAAACGCTTCAAAACGGGAGCGTCAAAAGACACACCATTATGAAACACCAGAATATCAGCCGACTCCAAGAGTTGCTTGCAATTCTCAAGAGTGTTGGGTGTAAATGTATAGGTTCTTTTTTCATCTAAGTCTCTTGCTACTACGCAGTAGATTTGTTTGGCCTCAAGACCGTCTGTTTCAATGTCTACTGCTAATCGTTTCATAATTTAATTAACTCTGCTTTCTCGTATGGGATGTGAAAGAANTGTTCGCCCTTCACAATGTTGCGTCCTCGTGCTTCACGTACATCTGANTCTGCAACCACGTTGTCCTTGATACGCCACGCCGCTTTGCGGTCAGAACGTAGGATGTAGAAGTTGAAGAAGCCATCGGCATCAGCCACCTTGTTAATCAGCTTATGTTTACGATACGGTATACGTATCTCTTTCCAGTCAGGGTTCCAATCACCCTTCCAACCGTACTTGATTTCAACCTCGCTGAAGTATGTATTATCGCCTTTCTTTGACTTGATGTCAACAGAAAAATCTTCTTTGCTGTCAAGAATTTCGTGACCATTACGTTTGAGGTAGGCAATCACAATGTCCTTGGCTGGTGCGTCAGATGTCTCGTAACGCTGGCGGCTGAACGGGATATTCACTGCGCCTTGTATTGGTTTAAGTTTCATTTACTGTCTCCAGTTTATAAGAGTACAAGCCGTTTCCTAAATGCTTTCTTGTTACATTACGGCTTCCAAACTTTTCTTTTCTTAGGTTTCGTAGCTGTGCGCTGATTGACGCAGACCTATAGCCTGTATCACTAGCAATCTCGTCAAGGGTCTTGAACCCCGCACCTTCCATGTATTCTGTAATTACTTCAAGCTGTGTTTTAAGCCGTTTATAATCACGCTCTTCAACGTAGTCATCTCCATCAAAAGTCATAGATAGTCTCCTGTTTCTACTGTGTCAAAGTCTTCGGCGTTAGGGTCATCAATCTCCTGCATACGACCAGTCTCACGGTCATACAGTAGGTATGTAGCGATNCCTGTCTCACCTGCATATCGGTTCTTGAGTACACGTATGGTCGTGGTGTTGGCAACCACAGGGTCAGATGCCTGCTGGTCACGCTCCATAGCAATCACTGCGTCACTGATTTGTGCGATGCTGTGTGAGCCACGTAGCATGGACAGACTAATCTGTACACCCTGCTCCTGTCCCTTGTCACCTGATGCACGCCGCAAGTGAGATACCAGAAGCATACAACACTGTGTCTCTTCGACCAGTGAGCGTAGCTGGGTCATCATCTTGTCAATGTTCCTGCGCTCGTCCTCACCCTCAAGACCTGACACAAGGATTGAGAGGTGGTCGATAATGATGTAGCGACAGTCAAGTGCCTTGACCATGTAGCGTACACGTGCCAGGATTTCGTCAGTCTGTATCGAACCGAAGTGGTCGAATGCAAACACACGACCTGTGCCTACGGTGGCTTGCTCGTAGTGTGAGAGTTGTTCCTGTGGAACCTGCTCACGAATCTCCTTGATGTAAAGCCGCTTGCTTGCCTCGACAGACATCAGGTGAAAGATAGTCTGCTTGAC